CTGACGGGAGCATTACGGTCGCTCTGGGCTACCGCACGAACGATGGCTGGGACGATACGGTGAATGCCGGGGTCGATAAAGTCAAGACGTTCATCCGCTCGTTGGCGAAGGACGACGATTCGGCCGCCCTGACGGAGATGGTGATGAACCTGCTGGCCAAAGACCGTAAGGGGAACCTCAAGGCGAGCCGAGTTCTGCAGCTGCGGGAGATCGCCCGCAAGTCGGGCTATCCGGAGTTGATCGAGGCGACCGACATCATCCAAAGCGCCTATCGGCCCGTCGATTCGTGTCAGTTCATCTCGGTGTCCTACAAGGACGAGAAGGGGGTGAAACGTGCGCTTCCGCTCTCGCTGGCAGCGATGGAATAGGCGCACATCTTAATTCTGTTAAGCAATTAGGGAGAATTGTTGCAATTCTCCCTAATTTTGTGTATTGAAAACCCGAAATACCCCCCCCGTGAATGCCGAGAGGAAGAAACAAGGACTTAATCGACAAGCGCAACGAGGCGTTGTGCCGCCGCTGGTATTACTGGACGGAGGTTCAGCGTCTGCGCTTCGATGACGCCCTGAAGATTCTCTCCGAGCAGGAATTCTTCATCTCCGAGGATCGCGTCATGGCCATCATCCGGCAATACTGCAAGGAGCATCCGGAGGGCGACATCCGCCCTGCTCCGAAGATCAAGGTTCCGAAGCTCACGGCCGGACAACTCCGCCTGTTCTCCGGGGAATAATCACACGATCTCCCGCACGAGGTATTCGAACGTCACCTCGTAGACCTTGACCCCGCCGCCGAGGGCATATTCGGTGCTGCGCCGTCGGTCGAGCTCTGACATCCTCTGCGACAATCTCATCCCCTGTACGGCCCGGAACATCCTGTCGGCCATCCGTTCGCGCTCGGCGATCTTCTCCTCCGTCGTGGAGCCGACATGCGTGTCGTCATAGCAGTCTATGGCTAACTTCAACGTGACGGACGTCTTGCCCTGCTGTATTCCGGGACGGTTGGCCATCGGCTGCCACTCCGTGTCGCCCATGCCGATCAGCACACAGGGGAACACGACCGGATACTGGTCTTCCTGCGATTCGAGCTGTCCGTAGTCCTCGTCGATACGAACTTCCGGCATCGCCTCTTCGATGCGCTTCATCAGCGCGAGTTTCACACTTTCCATCATCTATAATTTAAGTACTGCTTCGACCTGTGTTTCTACATCGGTGCGTATGCGTTCTTCGAGTTCGCGGCTCTGACCGATGAACTGCCTCTGGGGAATCCTGATCCGCAGGTGCTTCTTTTTCGTCAGCGCCAGTCCACGCCACATCTGCGCCTCGGGCGAGAGCACGCCGCTCGGGGCATTTTCGGCCGCTTTGCGGCCCTTCGTTCCCGTCTTCGGCTTCCCGGCCGCTCGGTAGTACATCGCCCACGCAAACCGCCTCATTTTGGACGTTACGGCGGGCGACGTCTCTCCGCCCCAGTTGTGGATCGGCGCATAGGGTACGTCGTTCACGATCTTGACCCGATAGTCGCCCGGCACGTAGCGCACGGCATTAAACAGGTGGTTGCGGTTGCTGAGCAGCGGCCTGTGCTGGCTGGCCGCCGACGTTCCGCCGGCGAGCTGCCGTTTGGTCTTCGGCCACGGGTGCAGTCCTCCGTCAACGAAGCCGCTCTTTCGGAAGTTGTCCTGAAAGTGCCGCTTGGCCATGTTTCCGACCCGGATGGGCATCTTGCGCCGCATCAGCGTGTCGATCTCTTTCTGCTTCGCTCGAATGAGCTTCGAGAACTCTTTGATATCCATTTGAACGCCGTTCGAATAAAAATCTGCACCGAATTTTGTTTTCGGCAGATTTGTTGTTATATTTGCAGGTGAAGGCGTGCCAACGCTTTCAAAAGCATCCGCACATAAGTCCGAGCTCCATGTCGGGAGTGTCTTTCGGCCGTTCGGATGCTTTTTTCATTTCCGGTATATCGAATACGGATGTTCGTATATTTCCGATGTCTCCCGGTTCGTCCGTGCCTCGCATTTCACCACGAAGGTCTGCTTGCCGACCTCCAACTCATACACGGTGTATTCGACCAGCCCACGCGACTGCTTCTTGCCGGTGAAGTGCTTCGGCTCCTCCACGCGCACGAATCGCAGCCGGTCTAAATAGCGATCCATCTTCATCGACACATCGACGCTTTCGGCATCGGCGGCATGATATACTAACTGCCGAATGTCGGACTTCGAGCACATCACCGTTCCGTACTTCAATTCCGTGCTTGAATGTACGGCCAGCGCCGGCAGCGACAAGCGGCTGATGCGGGACGTCGCGTCGGATTTCTTTTCGGCAAGCTCCGCCCGTTTCGTCGTCAGCGTCTTTTCCGCCTTCTGCACCGCTTTGAGTACGTTTTTGCAGTGGTAACAGTCCTTCGTGCGGTTGGTGAAGAGCGTGAGCTGCACGCCCTTGAACGCGCACTTCGAGCAGTCGGAGGGGAAATACGGGTGGTCGTCGGAGAACAGTTGTGCCGTGCGTGCCGGATTGCCTTTCAGCCCGGGCGACGGCTCGATCCGCTCACCTCCCAGCCCTGAGTTGTCGGTCACGGGGTCGTCGGTCGCTTCCCAGCCGCATTGGCAGCCCCACTCGTCCCCGGGCTTGTGCTCCTCCCAGAACGGATCGTCGACGGGCCACACATGGTCGTAGAAGGGCATGTGCGACTCGCGGGGATTCACCGCCGTCGATGGCAACCACCGGATATTCGGGAATACATCGGCTTCGGCCATGAACTGCCGCATCTCGGCGGCACGGTGCGCCCGCTTGATGGCTGTGTCGTATTCGGTTCGGAGCCATGCCTCGACGTGGTGATCGGCGATCGGTTCGACATCGCGTCGGAACTGCTGGTAGGACTTCACCTCGCCGTTCTCGTCGATAAGCTGCGCAGCCATGTCGCGGCCCATGCGGTGGGTTTTGAATGCGGCGAACACGGCGTTGTTGGTGTGCAGCTGCTCCATGAAGTCGCCGCCGGCCTCGGTGCCGGAGAACCCGACGTCGGTCGCCGCATCGAATATCCGGCTGATCTCCTCGAAGAGTCCGGCATCGATCTCCGTGCGCGGATCATACCGCCGCTCGTAGATGTTCCGAAGCGCAGCGGCCAGCACGCCGCTGTCGAACGAGAACCCGTTCTCCGCCGGACGTTTCTCGGCCGCATCGACATAAAGCGCATCGACTACCAGTCTGAATCCGCCCCCGCGCTTTCGGGGGCGCGGCCGAAAAAATCGCGCACGCGATCTGCAAATTTGCAGTTCTTCTTCGGCTCGGTTCCGGTCTTCGTCGGATCGTCCTCGTCGGCACCTTTGCTGTTCTCATCCTCCTCGTCGGCCGGTTCTTCGGCCGCGGATGCCGCCGTCCGGACGGCGGCTTTCAGCTGATCGTAGTTGTCCGGTTTGGGGATGCCGAACTCCTCGTAGAGGTAGTCGTCATCGATTGGCAGCCCTGCTTCGTTCTTCAACCGGCATACGATGGTCACCTGCTTCTCGGGGTCTTTCTTTTTGGGCGGCACGAATGCGAACTTGCCTCCGGAGGTATCGATTCCCATCGACGCGAATACGTCCGTCACCTCGTAGTTCAGAATGTCGAGGATGCGGCGCTTGATGAAGAATGCGATGTCGACCTCTCCCTCCTGCTGCACGGTTCCGAGGGCCTGCGTACCCTTGTCTCCCGCCTCGGTGGTCAGCGTGTTGCCGTTTACGATCTTGCTGATCTCATTGTTGCAGGTCGCGTGGAGACGGTCGTAGAGGTCACTGCCTCCGGATATGTTCCCTGCCTGAATTAGGTTGATCTTCGTTCCGTCTGGGTGTACGATGACCCCTGCGCCACCCATGTTGTAGATGTCGTCGATGAGTTTCTCGCGCGCCTTGTCGTCCCATGCGTCGTATGTTCCTTCGCGGATCGGCCGTCCGAATATCTCGCCCAGCTCGGCCCAGTCGGCGACGTTGTTACGCTTGAGTATTACCCAGAACGCCGCGACCGCGAGATGCCCGATCTGGCGCGGGTTGCCGACATAGAGCAGGTCGGAGAAGTCGTCCCAGCTTTCGCCTGTGAGGTCTGTCTGATTGCAGAGTATCGTGCGGTTGATCGGGTCGACGTGCTTGCGGGGTATCAGATTGTAGTCGATCCATCCTTTGTCGTCGAGGAAGAACTGGAATAACGAGCCGCCGACGCCCTCCCATTCGTCGTTGATAAGGTCTTCGATGAAGCGGTTGAACCACGGGGAATCGATATGTTCCTGCATCGCCTCGTCGAGGTTCCCGTCGCGCTGGAACTGTATCGGCGTGGCGAGTATCGCCGCTTTCTGCTTGCGCAGCACGGAGAAGAGATGTCCGTCGAGCATGACGTCGGCGTACAGGTCGATGAGTTTTGCGCGCCGCGGCCAGTCGATGAGCTCCGCCTGCCGGATGCTGTCCATGTAGGCGGATACGTCCAGTCCTCCGCGGCGTGTGGGCTGGAGCACGATGGTCTGCGTCGGCGTGCGGCCAATATTGCCGCCGGTGGTGATGCGTTTGCCTTTCTTTTTCTTTTCTTTTGCCATGTCAGAATCGATTGTTGCGTTTGGGGTTGCTGCGGATTTGGAACTGCGAGGCTGCCTCTTTTGCCTCCTGCTCGATTTCGGGCAGCCCGTCGACGGAGATGTCGCCCTTGCGCACGCCTTTGAGCCATTCCACGGCGCGCTCGTAGCGGTCGACGCGGATTTGGGACATGTTGCGCGGGTTGTGGATGGAGAAGATGTGGTAGATGGCGATGTCGAGGGCCATCATCAGCACGAGCTGGTTGCGCTCGGCACCCACGGCCGAGAAAACGCGGTCGCAGTCGTATCGCGCCGCGAGGTATCCGCGCATCTCGGCGATGGCGCGATCCTCGCATATTTCGACGATCTGCCGGTCGGAGCGGATCAGCGCGTCGAGAATCTCCTGATGAATCGAGGCGTCGTAGTCCTCGGGGATGATGAATTGTGCCATATTTTACTGTCTGTATTTGTTGCGACGTGCCATGACGCAGCGGGGCGTCGTCACGACGGGATGCAGTTCTCCGATCTTGTCGTCGATAAAGCGGTTGCCTCCTTCGACGCAGTCCACGCCGTCGGCATGGAATTTCAGCGCCATCGTGAAGAACTTGAACTCCTCGTCCAAGAGCTTCATGTGGGGGTCGCCTTTCTCGGCCTCGTTGAGCACCAGCAGCCCTTCGCGATGGAGCGGTTCGAGGTTGGCCTCGATACGCACGGCCTTGTCGGTTTTCTTCTTCTCGTCGGGGATGACCGAGAGGTTGATTCCCGTCTCTTTGGCCTTTCGTGCGAACGCCTTTTTGAATACCTGTTGAAAGAAGGGGTCTTGCAGGGAGTTGTTCTCCTGCACGACGTATATTGCACGGCATCCGCCGGCGCGGGCGTAGAGGTAGAGCGAGAAGAAGTGCGTCACGAACTCCTCGGTAGTCATCTTGCCGAGGAACCCCTTTATGACGTAGAGCGTACGATCGAGTTTTCCGAGCAGCCACACGGCCTTGAGCGATCCCTGCTTGTTCTTGGCCGCGCCTTTGGCTTCGGACTGCGTCGGGTCGGCATAGATGCAGAGGAACGGGAATCGTCGCAGGTCGGGAATCTTGCCCCACTTGCGCGGGCCGAATATTTTGCCTTCGACGACGGGGTTGTTGAAATACTCGGCCTGCTGCGCCTGCGTCGATATCTTCGACAGCGCGCGGTCGATCAGCTCCTCGGTGTTCTTCTCCGGCCATGTGCTGCGCCCCTCGGCGTCGCGAATGTTCACGATGTCATGGTGGTCTGCCATCGCGCCGGCCCGGACGATGCAGCAGTCCTCGGCGATGATATTGCCGCAGAATACGACCAGCAGCGAGCCGGAGGGGTCGCGGGTCGGATAGAGGGCGTGTTCCCACCAGTCCCACTTGTTGTTCAGAACATCGGGGTTGCGGCAGTCCTCGTCGGTGTCGAAGTCGTCCACGAGCAGCACGTCGGGACGGATCGCCTCGTTGCGTGCGCCGCGCGGCGCATTTCCCGCCCCTACGCCGTAGAACGCCACGCCCTGCCGGGTGCGGAACTCCAGCTCGGCCCACTCGCCCACGGACATCTGCTCGCCGTAGTACTGAATGATGCGCCGGTTCGATTCGAGGTTGGCCCGATACGGGGCGAGCAGTCGCGCTGCAGCTTTCTCCGTCGCCGAGGCGAGAATGACGGTGCTTTTTCGGCCGGTCAGCGTCAGGTACAGCACCGCGAACATCGTGATGGTGCTCTTGGCCAGCGAGCGGCTCCATGACAGCACCTCGTACCACTCGGGGTTGTTGATGATGCGGTGGATGGCTCTCTTCTGGAAAGGCGCGAAGGGATACTTCGCGTACTTCGGGAAGAAGAACTGCATCCACTCGACGGGGTGCGCCTCCAGATAGAGCCGGTGTTTCTCGATCTGGGCCGGGGACATCGTCTCGTCGATGGGCGTGTCGTTGTATATGGATTGCTTGAGGGCTTCCCACTCCTTCAAGGCGTCGCGGTCGATCTGCTTCATCACATTAGGGATTTGAGGAATTTGTCGAACAGAGCGGCGAACGTCTTCGTCAGCGCGGGGTCGACCGGGCGCAGCCATGCGACGAAGCGCTGTGCGGTGCTGACGGCTTCGTGAATGCCCAGCTCCGTCTCGAGCTTGCCGATGGCGTTGGTCAGTTTGGCGATGGCGTCGGCCTCTTTGGGCGTCGCGAAGCGCTGACCCTGCTCGCGTCCGAGGATGACGTTGTTGATCTCCATGATCTGCCGCTGCAGGTTCTTGATCTGCTCCTCGCGGGTCATGGTCAGCGACGCCTTGTGCTCGTCCCATTTGTCGGCTTTGGCCCAACGTATGACGGTCTGCCGCGACACGCCGCACGCCTCGGCGATTTCTGCCTGCGTGCGGTTTTCGTTCAGGTACATCGAGAGCGCCCAGCGGCGCATCTGTTCGGAGGTCATTTTCGACATTGCTTCATGATTTGTTGTCTGCAAAATTGACCTATAAAACGCTGCCGAGCAAATGATAAAAATAGGATGCGACTTTACGGTTGCATCATGCAATCAGAACGTTGCATCATAAAATTCCGATTTGCAGAGGCCGAAAATGACGCTCAATTTTGCGGCAAACAAAGCACGAAATGGAGCGCATTTTCAATATCATTCCCGGGCCGCAGGAGGACACCTGCTGCATCCTGTTATACGGCGAAATCGGCGACTATGGCGATGTGGGCGCCGAGGATGTCGTCCGTCAGATCGCCGCTGCCGAGCGAACCTACCGCAAGATCGACGTAAGGATCAACTCCGTCGGCGGCGATGTGGCCGCAGGTATCGCCATCTTCAACTTCCTGCGGCAGTCCGCGGCCGACATCACCATCTACATCGACTGCATCGCGGCATCTACGGCGTCGTTCATCGCCGGCTGCGGCAAGCGTGTCAAGATGAGCCGCTACGGTCAGATCATGATCCACCAGCCTATGAGCGACGTGTTCGGCAATGCCGCCAAGTTGAAGGATTGCGTCGTCCACCTCGAGCAGATCGAGAACACGCTGTGCGAGATTTACGCGGAGCGCACGGGCAAGAGCGTCGAAGAGATACGCACGACCTACATGGATGGCCGGGATCATTGGCTGACTGCCGAGGAGGCGCTGGCCGAGGGTTTCGTCGACGAGATCTTCGATGACGACCGCACCGCTGTCTCTGCGTCGCTTACGCCGCGCGAGCGCTGCGAGCGCTACACGGCACTTTACATCGAACATGTTTCACTTAAAAATCAAGAACAGATGATCAACAAACTCAGATCGATGCCGGCCTTTTCCGACTGTGCGGACGAGGCGGCAGTCATGTCGCGCATTACGGAGGTCGTGAACAAGGCCCAAGAGCACACGGCGGTGGTCGCCGAGCGCGACGCTCTCAAGGAGAAGGTCGCCGATCTCGAACGCAAGGAACGCGAAGCCGCGGAGGCGGCCTACGATGCCGAAGTCGACACGGCACGCGAGGAGGAGCGCATCGGCGCCGACGAAGTACCGGGCTTCAAGGCGCTGATGCGCAAAGACCCCGAGAACACGCGCACGCTGCTTGCGGCACGCAAGCCCAAGCGCCGCATCATGCAGACCCTCGCCTCGGCGACCGGCGCCGAAGGCAAGACCGACAAGGACTACCTCGCCGAGCGTGAAGCGGAGGTTCGTGCCCGTCTCAAACAGTAATCAATCATCAATTCATTCAATTATGGCAAATCCGAATATTCAAACCGCCTACGGCGGCGAAGTCCTCGACCAGATTCTGGTCATGGCCGCCACGGGCAATCAGCTCTTCGAGAAGGGGCTGATCCACATGGAGACGAGCATCGGCGACAAGTTCTACATCCCGCGTCTCCAGCTTTCGAAGCTGCTGCAGAAGCGCGTCGAGATGCCCAAGAGCGAGAACTCGAAGGGCGAGTTCAAGATCGACGAGCGTCTTCTGAAGCCCGAGGACATCATGGTCTACACGGAGTTCAACCCGCGATCGTTCGAGAAGTTCTGGAAAAAGTGGCAGCCGACGGGCAACCTCGTGTTCCGGCAGCTTCCGAGCAACGTGCAGGTGACGCTTCTGAGCGAGGTGCTCAAGCAGGTCGGCACGGAGCTGGGCTATCATTTCATTCAGGGCGTGTCGGGCGATGGCGAGGAGCAGTTCTTCAACGGCATCCTCACGCGCATGCTGGCCGATCCCGATGTGGTGAAGGCGACCTGTGCGGAGACGAGCCAGATCAAGCGTCTGCGCGCCGTCTGGGAGAAGACGGCGGATAAGGTTCGCGATCAGGCGAACTTCACTTTCCTGATGTCGTCCGCCGACTTCGACAAGTACGACAACGAGCTCACGGATCTGCATCACAAGGGCGCCGATCCGACCTCGACGAACATCGCCCGCTTCAAGGGCAAGCGCATCGCTGCGCTGAACGATTGGCCCGACGGTGTGATCGTCGGTACGATCTGCTCGCTGGGTACGGATTCGAACCTCTACGCGGGTTGCAACCTCGCCGACGACTACGAGTGCCTGCAGGTCGACAAGGTGCAGGCCAGCGGCGAACTGTACTTCATCAAGATGCTGATGAAGGCCGACACGCAGATCGCATGGGGTCAGTTGGTGACGCTGCTCGACTGCCGCGCCGGGGAAGAGCCGTCGGACGACCAGAAGGGCGACGAGGAGGTCGTCGGGTAATCGAATACGAACGCATTAAACTGAAAGATTATGAAAGCTAAACTGAAAGTGCTGGTTCCGTTCACGGACAAGAACGACCGCACGGTACGCTACAAGGAGGGCGATACGGTCTTCTTCGACGACATCGAGCGCGTCAACGATCTGGTCGCGCGCAAAGTCTGCCGTCTCGAAGCCTTCGAGGCCGAGAAGCCGGAGGCTGCTGCAGCCAACGAGATCGCCGTCGGTGACAAGAGCTATCCTTTCGCCGCCGTGAAGGTCGCGCTGGAAGCCATCGGCGTCACCGTTTCGAAGAATGCGGGTGTTCCGGCCGTCGGCAAGGCCGTCGCAGGGCTGACCGACGACGAGCGTGCGAAGCTGGCGGAGACCCTGACCGCATCGGAGGAGTAACCGGGCATAGCGTATGACACCTTCGGAATTCAAGCGTACTTACTATCCGGCCATCGAGCGCGTCTGTGCCGGGACAGGGCTTCATCCGCTCTTCGTCGCGGCGCAGGCTGCGCTCGAGACGGGCTGGGGCAAGCATGCCATCGGCAACAACCTCTTCGGCATCACGGCCGGCGACAAGTGGACGGGCAAGCGTCGGATCGTGCGCACGACGGAATACTTCCGGGACGACCGTCAGGGCGGCAATTTCGTCCGCGTGCATTCGATTACGCCGTTGGCCGACGGACGCTACCGCTACGACGTCGACCGTGCCTTCCGCGACTACGACACGGTGGAGGAGTGCCTGCGCGACCACTTCAAGGTCTTGTCTGCGAAACGCTACGCTGCAGCGATGCCGTATCGCGACGATGTGCGGCGGTTCGCCTGCGAGGTCGCAAAGGCCGGCTATTGCACGGCCGATCCGGCGGTGTATGCCGACAGCATCGCGAAAATCGCACGCATGATCGAGCGGGCTTAACTTCAATAGAAACAGAGAAATGGATGGCGTAGTGATGCAAATACTGGCGTGGGCGCTTCCGAGTGGCTTCTTGTCATCCGTGGTGACATGGCTGGTCACGCGCCGTCAGCGGAACAACGATTTTCTGGCGTCGCTGCAAAAGTCCATCGACCTGCTGACGGAGAAGTACACTGAGACGCTCAATGAAAACGTGCGTCTGCAAGCGGATAACGCCCACCTGCTGGCCAATCAGAAAGTCATGGAGGAGAAGATCGACGCCCTGAATAAAAAGATCGATCAGTTAACCAAACAGCTCAAAACACAGAATGAAAAATCGAATTCGGGGAATTCCCCTCGTAGTGCTCCTCGCCGCTCTGCTGATGGCGGCGTGCGGAGCAATCAAGAACACGACGAGCGAGCAGACGGCCTCGTCGGAGCAGAGCCTTCGGAGCGAAGCGGCCGCCGCACAGAGCGTCGTCGCGCACGACGTCAATCGGCACATGCAGCAGCAGACGCAGACGGACTCGACGACGACACGCCGGGAGTATGCGGAACCGGTTCCGGAGGAGCGGACGGACATGACGATTCCGACGCAGAGCCTCCTTGATCTTCCCGACGGCGCGAAGTACAGTGCACAGAACGGCCGTGCGAGCATCGAGGCCGAGCGTCAGGGCGACAAGATCGTCGTTCGGGGCAGATGCGACAGCATCGCCCGGCGCTGCACCTACTTCGAGAACCGCGTCTTCCGACAACGCGTCCTTATCGATTCGCTCACGGCTCGGCTGGATGAGATGCAGGCATACCGTGCACGCGCCGACTCGCTGCTGTTGGCCGCAGTTCTGACCCAACGAACGGTCGAGCACACGAAACAGCCGCCTGTCACATGGCACTGGTGGCTGCTTGCAGGCTTCCTTGCGGGAGGAGCCGCGTCGGCATGGCTGACGAAAACCAACCCGCTGAAAAGTATTGTAAAACTCATTAAAAACATCGTGTAATATGGCTGAAAACGCACAGCAGACCTCTGCACCGGCACACGACGGATTCATCTATGGTCTCGAAGCCCTCATTTTCAACGGCAAAGAGCTCGGCCTAATCAGCAACGACGGTTTGGACTGGGGTGGAGACGATCCGTCCACGAACAAAATCTGGGCGGCACAGAAGCGCTCGGCTCCGGTGAAAGAGATCGAGGAGAATCCCGGAACGAACGAGATCGAATTCGACTTGATCAATCTCAAACCCGAGAACCTCGTACCGGTGATGGGCGGCACGACCTCCAAAGACGGCAAGAAGTGGAACGCACCCTCGAAGCGCATCCGGCTGGAGGGGCCGGTTGTCATCCGCTCGGCGGACGGCTCCGAAACCGAAGCTGCAAAGGTTTCGCTTCTGGCATCCCCGAAGGGCAAGTACGACTATTCGGACGTGATGAAGATTCACTGCAAGATGACCTTCCTGTTGCCGGATGATCCCGAGGCGTCACCTTACGGCTTCGACTTCGCTCCGGACGAGGAAGAGGAAGTTGTCGGATAGCACCATCGAGCGATGAATGCGAATCCGCACATCGAAATCGAGGCAGCGGAGGCTCTGCTGGACATCGGAGTCTCGCTGCCCTTTTTCAAAATCCCGTTTACCCGCAAGGTCATGCGTCTGACGATGCGTCGGCCGTGTCTGGGCGGTCAGATACGCCTCGCACGGCTCTACCTCCAGACAGGCATCACCTACGAGCGGATGCTGGAGTTCACCAAGCACGAGGAGCTGGCCTACATGGCGCTGCACGGGCGGCGAGTGTCGAAAATGGTGGCCCTGACGATTTGCCGGGGAGCCTTCTCTACGTGGTTGTTCTCCGGCCTTCTGGCATGGCTGCTGCGCTGGTTCGTCGATGACGAGTACCTGCGTGCCGCGAACATGCAGTTCCTGCGCCTGCTGGGGACGAAGTCTTTTATGAGTATTATCAGATCGATCTCGACGGCGAACCCGATGAGACCGAGGCTGAGCCGCGAAAGAAGAAAAAAGGGGAGTTAAAGACCGTCTACGAAGGTTCCCATAGCCCCTTCGGTATGGTGTGGCAGATCGCTGCCGCGACAGGCTGGAGCGTCCGATATATCCTCTGGGGAGTGAACTATCAGACGCTGCGCATGATGCTGGCAGACGCGCCGCGCTACGTCAAGAAAAAAGAGAAGCCGCGAACGCTTTCCGGCTTCATACAATCGAGACTCAAGAAAACAAGTAAACCGCATGCCGAAACCTGTTGAAATAGAATTTTTGATGCGCGACAAGCTCTCCGGCGGTCTCGAGGCCGCCGGGAAGTCTGCCGAGGCGCTCGGAGATCGTGTCGAGCGGGTTTCGCAAAGCATCACGGAGCGCATCGCGACGCAGCGCGAACAGGTACGCTACGTCGAACAATGCCTGAAAGACCTGCGGCGTCAGTACGACCGGTTGGGGCCGGGTAAGGCGCAGACGGAGATGCGCGCGGAGATCGAAGCCTGTACGCGTGCGCTCGAAGAGGACAAAGCCGTGCTGAACGGACTTCGCAGCGAGCACGAAAAGAACTCTGCGACGGCCCGCGGGCTTACGATGGAGCTGCGGCAGCTTCAGGGAGCGATGGCGAAGATGCGCCTCGAGGGGCGCCAGAACTCGCAGGAGTACCAGACGATGGCACAGCGTGCCGCATTGTTGCAGGATACGCTGGGCGACCTGCGCACGCAGACGAAGATTCTCTCGCACGACAATGCCGGGCTTCAGGGCTTGATAAGCGGTGCGAGCGGCGTTGCCGGGGCCTTCACGATGGCTACGGGCATCATGGGCGCCTTCGCATCGGAGAACGAGAACCTCGTCAAGATTCAGACACGCGTGCAGAGCGTGCTGGCCATCACGATGGGGCTGCAGCAGGTGATGAATGCCCTGAACAAAGACTCCGCCTTCCGGCTCGTGACGGTCGTCAAGATGAAGAACCTGCTGACGGCGGCCAATACTCGGCTGGCCGCGTCGCTGGGCATCTCGACGGCTGCGGCCTCGGCCCTCATGGCGACGCTGACGCTGGGGCTGTCGGCCGTCATCACGGGTCTGATCGTCCTGTGGGATCGTTATTCCGACTCGCAGGAGGCTGCTGCCGCCAAAGCCAAAGAGCGCGTGGAGATCGAGAAGGAGGGCCGTGCGCAGATGATCAAGACGCGCTTCGAGATCGACTCGACCCTGAAAAGCCTCAAGGAGTTCAACGGCACGAAGGAGCAGGAAAAGGCGAAGGTCGAAGAACTCAATCGTAAATACGGCGAGAGCTTCGGCTACTACAACACTATTGCCGAATGGTACGATGTGCTGCTTCAAAAGGGCGAAGCGTACATTCAGATGCTCTTTTTGCAGGCGAAGGTGCAGGCTCTCATCAATAAGGCTACCGAGGCGGACGAGCAGGTGAATACGCTTCAGGCTACTCCGGCCGATAAAGTCAAGGGCGCCACCGGCGGCTTCGGCCGTTGGATGGCCAAAGTGGGCGGCGCGCAGATGGGGATACTGCCCAGCGAGATGGATCGCGAGGTCGA